TTTTTTAATGGTATAGCCAATTACTTCTGGCATAAGGCTATAAATGACAAAAAGAAAAGATGATTTAGAAGAAGAATTTGGCAAAGAGTTTATTGACTGTATTTTAGGAAAATGCGAAGCTAATTGTAATTATTGTGCAGAGGAAAGGAAAGTATCATGCCAAAAGGAAAAGGAACTTATGGAAAAAAAGTTGGTAGACCTCCCAAGAAAAAGAAAATGAAAAAGAAATAATGGAGGGTTTTACAACCACAGCTACTTTATCTGAACTCATAGATAAGCGACCTATGAAGAAAAGAAAGGGTAGAAGACGTTATAGAATGCCCAATAAGGGCGATTTAAGGGCTGTACAGCGCATATTAAAGAAAAAAGGGGTACAATACTAACGCATAGGGATGTTTTGCTTTATAATGCCTCCAATTAAATCAAGACATTCTGATACCTCCCCTTTCACTACAAAGTGCGGAGTACCCAAAATTTCGGATTGTACAGCCCACAATTTTTGAGTATCTGATAGCCTACCTTTTGGTGCTTTTAATTCAATATATAAAATTCTCCCTGGGAAATATTCTACAATAATATCTGGACAGCCAGACTTTAAGCCCATTTTTTTCATCTTAGCATGGTAATGAATAGACCTTTTACCCTCATTAGGTACATGAAAATGCCTAAAATTATATGTTTTAGCTAAATGTTCCAGGTATTGGTTACAAGCTATTTGAATATCTGATTCTTTGGTTATAGGGGGCATTTTGTACCGCACATTCTACCCCCTATGTTTACTATAAAATTGGAGTTCATAGTAAATTACCTTGTAGACTTCTCGACTGGAGAATTAACAAATAATTAGCATAAAAAAAAATTAAATGCAAAAAAAAATTATATATCGCTTGCCTTAATAAAACCTAGATATTATATTAGGTTTATAAGTTAGTTAATTAATAATAATAATTGGAGTTTAAAATGAGATATTTAGAAATAGAGAGTATTTGGGATAAAAATGGTGATAGCGTTCTTAATAGAAGAAGTGAGCATCAGGAGTTAACTTTTAATGTAAATCACAACAGAGGTTTTTCTAAGTGTTACCTTTTTGAAGACCAGGGTGAAGACAAAATATATATAATGTCAGTTGGTGCTTGTATAAAGGCTGTTTATACTGATGCTGATTATGCAGAAGGTAAAAGACTTGCCCAAGAAACACCACTTAATCATGGCGACATTGTTCGTATTAAAAATAAATCTAATAAAGAATATAAAGTTCATGTTAATGGAAATTATTCTGATTTAGGTGAACTAATACCAATAAACTAAAATAAGGGGGATTAATTCCCCCTTTTTACATTTACCTTAAATTTATATGACTGGAGATAAATAATGAACGCACAATTAATACAGCTACAAACAAACCTGGCTTTTAAAAATTTAACATATAACGAAACAATTTATTCTATTATTCGTCATGTGTCTAAAAGTGGTATGACAAGACATATATCATTTTTCCATATTTATAATAATCAACCACATTATTTAACTAACAGTATTGCTGAGGCACTTGGTTATAAAATGAATAAATATCACGATGCCATCGTCGTTGGTGGCTGTGGCATGGATATGGCTTTTCACGTTGTTAATTCTTTAGAATACAAATTAAACGAACTAACTCCTGGGCAATTACAATATAACTTAATATCAAGAATATTATAGGAGGATAAAATGATTAAATTTATAAAAAAATATGGAGTTTATATTGCAGAAACAGTTTTGTTATTTAGCGGAGTTGCTTTTGCTTACTTTTTACTAATAGCATTTTAAGGGAGCAAACTAATGAGGAAAAGGGTCTACAGATTTGAGTATGATGGATACATAAAAGACTGTCGAAAATGTGGTGGCACTTTCGAAAGTGGTTTTTATGTCCCTAAAAAAACAAAAACTTTGAAATGTCCTAATTGTGGACATGAAGATAATTGGGATGAATTTTTGGACATGATGAAATTTGACTTTGGTATGATTGAGGACAGATTTTATAGACACAAATCTGATTATCTAGACAAGATAGAGATGAAAAGATTTGATAATTGGATTAATAGTTTAGGAGCAAACTAATGCTTAATCCACTAGAAAAGAAAAGGCAAAATTATCTCACATTTTATAAAGACGGCATTAAAGATGCCGTTCTAAACCAAAAGAAAAATCCAGATAATATGTTTTCAGCTTATTACAAAAGAGGTTTTGTTGATGGTCTGGAACTTAGAAAACTTATCGAAGAATATGGGATAAACAATATTGGAGCAGATAATGATAGATAGACCAATTAAAATAGGCTGTACGGAGCTTTATACAGCTCGAGTTCTTAATATGTCTGTGGCTCAATATTATGGAGTTTTTAAGGAATATGCAGAGCTTCTTCATAAAGCCAGACAAAGAAATGCAAGAAAACTTAAAACAGAAGATTCAAATAAAACAGAATTAAAGATTATTTATGGTCTTAGGAAAGATTTAAATAAATTGGTTCTAAAAAGAATAAACGAGAATTATTATGAAAATATGTAAAGTATTCTCTATATGTACTTTATTGGTGGCTTTAGGAGCCTGCTCCACTACACCAATAGTAGATAGTAGAGGTAAATCATCTGCTAATATCAAAGGCGATATGAACAGATATCATGACGATTTATTTACTTGTCGTGACCTAGTAAAAGATGAAACTAATTTTTTATTAGAGCATGGTAAAATAGTATATAATTTGTTAAGATTCAAAGTGTTATGGCTTAGTCCTAAAGCACAAACTCGGCGTGATTTAATTAATAATTGCCTTGAGGGACGTGGTTATAACGTATTAAATAAATAATAAAATTGGAGTTTAAAATGAATAAAATAGACAAAATTTACGATAATACTAAAGATGGAATCCCAAATTACTCAATACAATTAGTTGACGGGAAAATGTTATATGCTAGAGGCGTTCCATTATACCCAGTTCCTAATCGTGGAGATATTATTAAGTTTACTATAGTTAACACAAAAACATCCGAAAAGGGTAACCAATATAGCAATATCAAAGATGTTCAAATTGTTACTAATGGTCAAACTTCAGAGGAACAAGCACAACAGCAAGCCCAATATGAGAATGCTTTACCAGTTCAAACTATACAACCTGCACCAGTACAACCTACATCTAATGGGTTTAGTAAAAGCGACACTCAAAGATTAGATATATTTGTTACAGGTATAGTTGGCAGGTCTATGGGTTCTGGGCAGTTTTCAGTTCATGATATAGGTGAATTAACAAGAAATGCTGTAAGTGCTTTTAATGAAAACCTTAAAAAATTATAAGAAACTATTCGCTGACTTTTGGGGGTATCATGAATACGATATTCCCACTTGTTGGGGTTGTAATAGACAGCAAGCTGTAGATATACACCATTTAATACCTAAAGGTATGGGAGGTGTTAAAAACAATCGATTAAATAGAATAGACAATTTATTTCCAGTTTGTAGGGTTTGTCATAATAAGGCACATACTGACAAATCTATAAACGAGATATGGAAGGCTAAACTATTAAAAAAAATATCAGATAAACAATGGAAGAAATTATACAATGACTGACATTTACACATTAGATTTTGACCCCAGTAAGCTGTCTTATCAACAAGAAGAATTGGGTATGAAATTTGCGGATTTGGATACAGCAGTTGAGTTAATGAAAAAAGAAGAAAAAATGATTATAGCTGAATTGACTGTTTACTATTCAATCAAAGGCGGTTACAAAAATATGACTGAGTTAAATGGTTTAATTTACTCGGACAAAAAATTTAAGGACTATTTCGATAGATACGAAAAAACCCTTAAAGAAAGGAACAGGTCTAAGATAAGATTTGAATCCTTTAAGACTTTCAGGGATGACCTCAGAACTAAGGTTGTTAATGAAAGAGTTTTGGCAAAACATTTATAGAAAGGAATTGTTATGAACCAAACTGAACAAATACTTCATCACTTAAGACAAGGTAATAAAATTACATCATGGGAAGCAATACATAAGTTTAGATGTACTAGACTTAGCTCAATTATCTATAATTTAAAAAAATATGGATATGATATTATAGCTATTATGCAAGTAGGCAAAAATGGCAAAAGATATGCTGAATATACCCTTATTAAAGGGAGTAAATAATGTCAGATAAAATATTAAGCGAAGAAGAATTAGAAATAGAAACTTATAAATCTGATTATATTAAAGAGAATATAATTGCTAAGCATATGAGCGATATTCAAGTTATGAGTAAGCTGATAGAATCAATTAATGAATATTTAATTGTATTTGGTAGAACTAGCAATGTTCATGACCAACTTATTGATTTAAAGGCACAGGTTAAGAAAAATCGTGACCATTTAAATGATTGGATTAACAAAATATGATTGAACATTTTAAAAAGTTTGATGATGGCAGTAAGAGTCTACTGCCATTGTCTTTTAGTCATCTTAATGAGTTTGCGTTTTATCGTGAAAGGTGGGCTTTAAGAAGAATATTTGGCTATGAATTTCCAACTGGCGCTTCTGCTGTTAGGGGGAATGCTGTTGAATCTGGTTTAAATATGATTTTAGATGGAATGTCATTTAAAGATGCAAGTGAAATTATGATAGCTAATTATGATAACAACTGCTTAAATTTAACAGACCCTAAAGTTAACGATGAAAGGGATAATTTAATACCTTTATTGGAACTTGGTGCTCATGAGTTCAAAGAACGTGCTTTTCAATGGAAATTATTAAATTACCAAAAGAAAGTTGAGGTATCTATAGAAGATATACCTTTTGTTGGTTATACAGACTTTCATTTTGAAGATAAAAACACTAAAGAGGATTTTTTTATTGATTTAAAGACTTCCAAGACTAACCCTATGCAGATAAGCACTAGTCATGCTATGCAACAAGCCATTTATAATAGGGCTACTAATGCAAGGCAAATGCTATGGTATTTAAAAACACCCACTAAGACAAAACCTGCTGAATTTACCCAGCTAGAATTAGCCACATATGACCATCATTTAAATATTTGTAAACATATTGTGAAAGTTATGGGTAATTTTCTAAAAAATGTTAATTCAAAAGATGATGTCAAAATGGCTCTAATTCCCAATCCTGATAATTGGATATGGAAAGAAGAAACAGTTTTAAATGCAAGAAAAGAAGTATGGGGTTTTTAACCAAAATAAAAAAATAGGTTTACTTTATTGGTTAATTTATATTAATACTTAAAACTAATTAGATTGGAGATAATTATGTTTGTCGAAGAAAACTCTAAACCAAAAGAAAAATTAAGAGCTTGGTATTTATTTACTGAGGACTTTGTTGCAGGCACTCAGCATTTAACAAACGAAGAAATAGGAATTTATATTAGGTTACTTTGTTATAACTGGAATAAAAGATGCAAAGGTATACCTTGCGATAATATGACATACTATAGGATAGCTAGTTGTATTACAGAAAGTGAAAAAGCAAGTTGTCATAAAATTTTAGAACAATTTTTTATACAAATTGGGGAACATTTTCAAAACGAAAGACAGTTAGAGGAATATTTATATATAACAAGACGAGTTACTGCATCAAGGCAAAATGGTAAGTTAGGAGGTAGACCTAAAAAACCTAATACTAAACCTAAAGTAAAACCTAATAGTGAACCAACTATAGAACCTACAAAAAACCCCCCTACCCCTACCCCTACCCCTACAATTAAACTTAATAAATTAAGTTATAATACTTATTTTCAAAAGTTTTGGGAAAGTATTCCTAATAAGATAAGTAAGGGGATAGCAGAAAAAAATTATTTAAAGTTAGAGCAAGAGTGGATTGGTCAACCAGAAAAACTAGCAGATATGTATAAAACATATTATAATTCTATTGAAGATAAACAATTTGCTAAGCAACCTGCATTTTGGTTATCCGCTAAAAAGTATTTAGACGAACAGCCGAAGAAACAAGATACAAGCATTGCTGACCCTTATGTCATGCGGTTAAAAATGTTTAAAGAAGCTGTTGAAGCAAAAAAAGGGACTAGTTTTATTAAAGGTTATGCTCAAAGGTATCCTAGTGATGTTGAAAGAGCAATAAGCGAGGGACAATTTACGAAACAACAAGCAATAGAGTTTCTAGATTTTAGGGGGTAAATATGAAAATAATGTCTATAAGTTATTACAAAGAGGAAGAGGAATCATATGTAGAATTGTTAGAATCATATGAAGATTTAGATGATGCGGAAAAAATGTGCTGTTTAAACGATGCTATATTTGATTTAACAGTATACAAAGAAGCATTGAAAATTGAAATGGAGGAGTTTAAAAATGACAACAATGAGCTTAATTAAAGGAAATACAACTGTTTTCCAATGTATAGGCGATGCTTATTCTAAAAGAGATATACAAAGATTTTACTATGGTTATTTGCTTTGCATAAGGGCAAAAACTGATATGAAAGCCTTGCATAAATACTTGTTAAATCGTTATAATTTTAGCAGAAACTTATGTTTTAGAATGTTAAAAAAAGCGAGGACTAAATGAAATTTAATAAAATAAGAAATACTTACACCGATTTAAAAGAACTGCATAAAGAACTAAAGGCAAAAAACACAGAAACTGAAGACGATAGATTTGAAGATGTTTCTGAAGAGCTTGCTGAATTAGATAGGTTAGGAAAAGTGCATTATTCTTGTTATTCTGATTATTACACGATGGCTAAAAACCGTAATGGAGACCATAGACCTATACCCTTGGGTCTAACATCAAAAAACCGCAATTATACTTATTAGGAAAAATAATGAAAGCAATCATGATGGATATAGAGGAAATTATTCCCTATGCAAGAAATCCTCGTAATAACATTACAGCAGTTGACGCAGTAGTGTCGTCAATTAAAGAGTTTGGGTTTCAACAACCTATTGTCATTGATAAATCAAATGTAATAATTGTTGGTCATACAAGGCATTTAGCATCACGAAAGTTAGGTTTAAAAAAAGTGCCAGTTGTTGTAGCTGATAATCTTACAGACTCACAGGTTAAAGCATATCGTATAGCTGATAATAGAATAAACCAAAATGCTTCCTGGGATTATGAATTATTAAAACTTGAATTTGATGACATAGATTTAAATGTTAATTTTACAGGATTTGATGAAGAAGAAATTAATAATATTATAGATGGATGGCAAACTGATATAGACTTACCAACAACTGATGGTGAGAGCCTAGAAGGCTTAAAGCCAGTATTAAAGTTAGAATTTAATAATGATGATGACAAAGACCAAGCTATTAATTTTATTGAAGAAGCTTTAAATAAAACAAGTATTAGTTATGAAATTAAGTGATAAAAATATAAATATTTTAGTTGCTTATCCCTATTATACAAAACAACTACAAGAATATTTAATAGGTAAAAATGATATAAATATGTTGTTAGATAGTGGAGCATTTACAGCTTGGAAAGCTGGTAAAGTTATTGAGGTTGATGATTATTGTAATTTTATAGAAAGCCTACCTACAAAACCTTGGCGATATTTTGCTTTAGATGTCGTTGGAAATCCTGAAAAAACAATGCAAAATTATAAAATAATGTTAGATAGAGGATTTAAGCCTATACCTATTTTTACAAGAGGCGAAGATATAAGTGTTTTAGAGGATTATTATAAAACAAGTGATATAGTTGGTGTTGGTGGCTTAGTTGGTACAAAAAAAAATAAAGCGTTTGTAAACGCACTTATGAGACGAATAAAGGGACGTAAAGTACATTGGTTAGGTTTTACTAACATTAAATACATTAAATATTATAAGCCTTATATGTGCGACAGTTCTAGTTGGTTAACGGGCAGTCGTTATGCGTCATTTAATCTATATTGTGGTAATGGTAAATTTGAAAAAATAAACAAAAAACAATTTATAAATAAAACTGATTATATGAATGGTTCAGGATTAAACATCAAAAATGTAATTACAAAATATGGTTTTAATTATTTTGATTTACAAAAAACGGAAGGTTGGATTGGCGGTAATAGTACAATAAGAAACTTATGTGCTTCATCTTATATAAAATTATCAAACGATATAGAACTTAACTTAAAGACTAAATTTTTTTTAGCGGCATCAAATAAAAGTGATGTTAAAAAATTATATGATAACTACAAAAACCTAAGGAGTATGTATGGATAATGCAGTAGTAATATTAAGCGGTGGTCAAGATTCAACAACTTGTTTACATTGGGCTAAAGCAAAATATAAAGAATTATATGCCTTAACTTTTAATTATGGACAAACACATAGCTTAGAGTTGGAGAGTGCAAAAAAAATAGCAAAAATTAATAATATTGAGCATGAGATAATCGATGTTCCTAATATATTAAAATCAACCTCGCCTTTAACTGATAAAACGCAAACATTAGAAACATATGATAATTATGATGAAATGGACGAAATTATAGGTGACAGGATTGAGCTTACTTTTGTTCCTATGAGAAATGCTTTTTTCTTAACATTAGGTGCTAATTATGCTTTGTCAAAAAATTGCAGGACTTTAGTTACAGGAGTATGTCAACAAGATAATGCAAATTACCCAGACTGTAGAAAAACCTTTATTAATGCACAAGAAAAAACAATAAATGAAGCTTTAGGTATAGATGATTTTAAAATTGAAACTCCTTTAATATTTAAAACAAAAGCTGAATCAATAAAATTGGCAATAAATCTGGATAGCTGTATGAATTCGATGGCTTACTCGCACACTTGTTATGCGGGTCAATTCCCTCCTTGCGGAAAGTGTCATTCATGTGTTTTAAGAGCACAAGGTTTTAAAGAAGCAAATGTAATTGACCCATTAATTGAGAGGGCTAACAATGAAAGCAAATAGTAATGTGAGTGGTCTTTTAAATGAAAAAGACATATTTGAAATTAAACTGGATGTTGAATATGCGTGTAGAGATTTATTAGAGGCATTAAGAATAGATTATAAACACGACCACAATACAAAAGATACACCTAAACGAATGGCTAAAATGTATGTGGATGAAGTTTTTAAAGGTCGGTATTATCCAAGACCCAAAATAACAACTTTTCCAAATTACAAAAAATTAGATGAGTTATATTCGGTTGGTCCTATAACTATAAGGTCAATGTGTTCACATCATTTTGTGCCTATAATTGGAAAAGTGTGGGTTGGTGTAATCCCAAATGATACTTTAATAGGTTTATCAAAATTTAATAGAATTGTTGATTGGGTAGGTTCAAGACCACAAATTCAGGAAGAGTGTGTTGTACAAATAGCTGATGAATTAGAGGATATTATAAAACCCAAAGCTATTGGAGTAATAATGAAAGCAAGTCATATGTGTATGTCTTTAAGAGGTGTTAAAGATAATGACTGTGATATGACTACATCAGTTATGAGAGGGCTGTTTATGGAAAACAATCATGCTAGACAAGAATTTTTAGATATAATGAAATGAGATATTTTAGTACAAAAACATATGGTCATAATATTGGTTTAAGCTGTGCATTTAGACAGCCCAAGGCAGAGAGCCATTGCAAATATATTCATGGATATAGCCTAAGTTTTAAATTTATTTTTACTTGTAAAGATTTAGACGAAAATAATTGGGTTGTTGACTTCGGTTCGCTGAAACCATTAAAAATTTGGCTTGAACAAAATTTTGACCATAAATTATTAATTGATAAAAATGACCCTATGTCACAACAATTTGAGCTATTAGAACATAGTGGTTTATGCCAATTGGTTTTAATGGATGGCGTTGGCTGTGAGGCTTTTGCTAAACACGCTTACAATTTTGCAAATAATTACATTAAGCAATTAACTGATGATAGATGTTGGGTTTACTCATGTGAAGTTAGTGAACATGGTGCTAATAGTGCTATTATTAAGGAGGAATAAATGATTATTACGCCAAATGATGTTGATAAATATGATATACTTACTTGGTCAATGTTTGATGATGTTGTGCAAAACATTACAAAAGAATTTAAAGATAAAAAAATAGAGGCTTTGTTTGGACAGCCGAGAGGAGGATTACCATTGGCTGTTGCACTTAGTCATACATTAGAAATACCATTGTTAGATAATTTAAAAATTATTAAAGATATGAAAAAGTTTGGTAAAAACGTTTTATGGGTTGACGATATTGTGGACACAAAAAAAACTTTTAATGAAAACAAAGAGAATTTCACACATTTTACAAGCTGGGTTTCCAGAGTTAATATTACTGGCTTATACCACACTTACATATCAAATAAATGGGTTATCTTTCCCTGGGAGACATTAAATAACGCCGAAGAAGATAAAATTAATTATATAAAGAAAAGAACTAGTGAGGGTTATATAGAATGAACATTCCTATAAATGAGTTTTTTACAACTATACAAGGAGAAGCTAAATATACTGGCACACCATCTTTTTTTATTAGGTTACAAGGCTGTCCAGTTGGCTGTTCTTTTTGTGATACAAAATATACCTGGGATTTACACAAAGAAGACCAAACAAAAGATTTACAGGAAATAATTGATAAAAAAAATTTAAATCATGGTGCCAATCAAGGTACAGCAAAACATATTTTAATGGATGTTAACGACGTTTTAAAGCTATGTGTAAAAAATAGTGCAGACCATATAGTATTTACTGGTGGAGAGCCTTGTATGCACGATTTAACCGAGATAACAAGGGATTTAAATTATTTTAGACCAAGTGGTTTAAAAAAAAGATTTACAACACAAATTGAAACAAGTGGAACATATGAGATACAATGCGACCCTAATACATGGGTTACATTAAGTCCAAAAATTAATATGAGTGGTGGATTAGACGTTTTAGAATCAAGTTATACAAGGGCTAACGAAATAAAATATCCAGTAGGTAAACAAAAAGATATTGATAATTTATTAGAGATTTTAAACAATTTTATATTAAGCGATTATGTTAAAATATGGTTACAGCCATTAAGCATGAGTCCAAAAGCAACCCAACTATGTTATGATGCCTGCTTAAAATATAATTTTAACCTTAGTTTACAAACACATAAATATGCTAATATAAGATAAAGGACAAAAAAACTTTTACTCAAAGGAAAAAAGAGGATAATGGCACGACCAAAGAAGTATTTAATAGATACAAAGCAATTAACTACATTAGCAAAATTAGGGTGTACAAATAAAGAAATGGCTGACTTTTTTGGCTGTTCTGCAGATTTATTAGAAAAGAGTTATTCGGAATTTCTGACAAAAGGTAGGGCAGAACAAAAAATGCGATTAAGACAGCTTCAATGGAAAGCTTGTGAAAATGGTAATGTTAGTATGTTAATATTTTTAGGAAAGAATATGTTAGGTCAACAAGATAGAGTAGAAGAAACCCAACTTGAAGAGCCTTTGCCCTGGACTAGTTGATGCCACTAACAAAGCCACAATCAGATGTAATTAACGATAAATCAAGGTTTAGGGTTTTAATAACTGGGCGTAGGTTTGGTAAAACATATTTGGCTATTAATGAGTTAGCTAAATTTGCTAGTAAAGCTAATCAAAAGGTTTGGTATGTAGCACCGACCTATAGACAAGCAAAACAAATATGCTGGTCTGAATTAAAAGATAAACTTATAGAACATAAATGGGTTAAAAATGTAAATAACAGTGATTTAACTATTACATTAAAAAATAATTCTAAAATAACATTAAGAGGTGCGGATAACGAACAGTCATTAAGGGGTGTTGGTTTAAATTTTATTGTTCTAGATGAGTTTGCAGATATACATAAAGAAGCGTGGTATGAAGTGTTAAGACCAACTTTATCTGATACAGTAGGTCATGCTTTGTTTTGTGGTAGTCCTAGAGGTTTTGGTAATTGGTCTTATGAGTTATTTAAACAAAGTGAAACTAATAAAGACTGGTCATCTTTTAAATACACAACACTTGAGGGAGGACAAGTAGCTGATGATGAGATAGAACAGGCTAAACAAGATTTAGATATTAGAACATTCCAACAAGAATATGAAGCTACGTTTGTTAATTATTCTGGAATGATTTATTATAATTTTAATAGACAAAAAAACATTATTGAAAAGTTTGATAAAGAATACCCAATATTACATATTGGTTTGGATTTTAACGTAGACCCTATGACAGCGGTTGTTAGTTATATTGATAGAGAAACAATTATTGTTGTTGATGAAATACAAATATATTCATCAAATACCCAAGAAATGTGTGAAGAAATAAGAAATAAATATCCAAATAAAAAAATAACAGTTTACCCAGACCCTAGTGCTAGACAAAGAAAAACCTCTGCAGGTGGATTTACTGACATAAGTATATTGAAAAATGCAGGATTTGATGTAAAATGTAGAAATACAGCACCTCTTGTGAGGGATAGGATTAACTCAGTTAATTCAAAACTTAAAAATGTAAATGGCAAAAACAATCTGTTTATTCTAAAATCTTGCAAAAATGTAATAAAAAGCATAGAAAGACAGATATACAAAGAGGGAACACATATACCAGATAAGGATAGTGGATATGACCACATGAATGATGCTCTTGGTTATTTAGTTGAGTTTAATTTCCCACTTAGACGGAATTTTGTTGCAAGCCCTCCTAAGAGGTGGAGTTAATGGACAAAGAATTTCTGCATAGTAAACATGATTTATGGCACTCAAATATATCTAATTGGGAATTTTATATAAGAAGTTATCTAGGCGGTAACGATTATAAAAACGGATATTACTTACACAGATATATATTAGAAACTCCAGAAGAATATGATGCTAGAATAAGACATACACCAGTAGACAATCATTGTAAGAATGTTGTGCAAATATACACTAGCTTTTTATGGAGAGTGTCACCTACAAGAGATTATGGCGATTTAGATGGTGACCCACAATTAGCTTCATTTATAGAAGACGCTGACCTAGATGGCAGAAACTTTAATACTGTAATGCGAGAAGTTCAAATGAACGCTAGTATTTATGGAAATTGTTGGGTTGTAGTAGATAAACCACAATCAAATGCTAAGACTAGAGCAGAAGAGTTAGCTCAAGATATAAGACCATACATATCAATATATACACCAGAGAATATTGTTAACTGGAGCTATAAAAGGTCTGCTAGTGGTAGGTTCTATTTAGATATGTTGGTAGTTATAGAGGATATAAATGCAAAAAGAGCTATAATTAAAGTTTTTACGGAAGAAACAATATCAACATATGAATTTGAGGATTATACAGAAGAATATACAGACAAAGAGCCTAAACTTATTGAAGAAATACCCAATGCTATAGGTGTAATACCCGCTGTTAATGTGTATAATCTTAGAGGTGCTAAAAGACCTATTGGTATAAGTGACCTAGCAGACGTAGCCTATTTACAGCAATCAATCTATAATGATTACTCAGAAAAAGAACAGTTAATTAGATTAGCTAACCATCCTAGTTTAGTTAAAACACCAAATGTAGAAGCTAGTGCAGGTGCAGGTGCTATTATAGAAATACCTGAAGATTTAGATTCAGCCTTAAAACCTTACATAATTCAACCTAGTGGTCAAAACCTAGAGGGGATTATGAAATGTATCCAAAGTAAAGTTGAGGCTATTGATAGAATAACTCATATGGGTTCAGTAAGAGCTACAGGTTCACAGATAGCTAGTGGGATAGCCTTACAAACAGAATTTCAATTATTAAATGCTAGATTATCAGAAAAAGCCGATTATTTAGAAAATGCAGAGGAGCAAATATGGTCTTTGTTTGCTAAATGGCAAGATAGAGAATGGAATGGTTCAGTAGATTATCCGGATACATTTGATATTAGAGATTGGGCTAACGACCTTACTTATTTACAAATGGCTAAAGCATCTGGCATTAAATCAGAAACATTTAACAAAGAAATAGATAAACAGATAGCTGAAGCAGTCATAGATAATAACGAAACAATTAAAACCATTAATGATGAAATTGATGCAACTAGAACAAGTAGGGGTCAATTCCAAACAACAGAAGTTGAGGGACAAACAGTAGTAAGCGAAGAAACTTAATTTAAAAAAGGAAAAAGAAATGAGTTTTGCAAGTATAAATAATGCACCTTTTGGTTTAGGTTTACAGCAAGGACTAGTCAATAGATTTAGTGGTATACATAAGTTTGGTTTGAATACAGCAGTGGGTTCAAGTTTTGAAACTATCTGGGATGGCAATAACCTTTATACATATCCATCTTCTGCAGGTACAGCCACAGCTACATCAAGTGATACTGATGATAATACTGGTACTGTAGAAATACAGGGTTTAGATGAAAATTATGATTTGGCTACAGAAGTTTTAACTATTGGTGGAAGTGCAGGAACTACTACATTTAGCAGAGTTTTTAGAGCTTTCATTAAGACTGCTAATACTGGTAATGCAAACGTAGGCACAATAACTATTACAGTTTCTACAGTTGGCGTTGCTCAAATACAAGCAGGTTATGGGCAAACTCTAATGTGTGTTTATACAGTTCCTAGAAATTATAATGCTTATCTTATGCAAATAGATGTAGGAAGCTCAAAAGATTTAGAAAATGAAATTAGATTTTTAACTAAAGAAATATCTAATGGTAATGTTTGGAATACTAAAGCCTTTGTAACGACTAGAGGTGGATTTATAGAAAAGAATTATATTGTTCCAGTTAAGATAGAAGAAAAAACGGATATTGAGTTACAGGGCAAAGCAAGTGCAACTTCTGCTATTTCCGCAGGGTTTGAGCTAATTTTACAAGATAAAAATGAGTGATTTTAAATTATGCCCTAAATGTAAATCTCATGCTCCAGAAACAGAATTAAAAGATGTTTTTAAGTGTGTTGTTTGTGGTTTAATAATAAATGAAAGACTAGACGATAGGAAAGAAGATGGCGAAGTACAGAGGTAGGGAGGTTAAATTAAACAAACCTTTTAGGCTATCTACTGCTGAATCTAAACGTAAAAAGTTTGGTGTTTATGTTAAAAACAAATCTACTGGTAACGTAAAGAAAGTAACTTTTGGTGCTAGAGGTATGTCTATTAAGAAGAATATACCTGCAAGACAAAAATCTTTTCTAGCTCGTATGGGTGGTGTTTTAAAAGAGGTAAAAGGGCAAAAGACACTTAGCCCTGCATACTGGTCTATAAGGGCATGGAAAAAAGATTTTCCATTATAATAAATGTCCAGAATATTAGAAAAATTAGCTGACCAACATGAAGAAAGAATGATTAATGTCTTATATAAGTTAGAAGAAGACGTTATTAGGGAAGTTTCAAGAGCCACTAAAGGTCAATTAGTTTCACAAAGATTGGCTATACAATTACAACCAAGAATAAGAAATATAATTGAATCTACATTTTTAAATGAAGCTGATTTAATTATTAATGAAGAATACAACAAGATTGCCAAAGTTGTGTTAGATACGTTTGGCGAAATGCCTATACCCAATAAATTTAAAAGTTTAACAGAAGTTGACCTTGCTACAATCAATGCACTTAAAACCCAATCATTTAGTGGCTTTGAAGACATAGCCGAAAGATTTTTAAAAGTTATTAATGATGAAGTTTACCAAAGCACAATAGCAGGTAGACCTTTTGAGGATATGGTTAAGAACATAAGGCAACATATTAATGGGGTTTATCAAAAATCTAATATTCGTGAGATAAATGAATTAGTTGATTTTATTAACGAGAATAAATTTGATGAAAGTAAAAGAGTAGCAGTAGAAGAAGCTGTTAAAAAATTACAAACTCAATATGCCACAGATAGGGCAGGGAATAACCTAAGAAGATATGCAGGGCAAATAGCTCACGATAGTGTAATGCAGTTTCATGGACAGTTTACAGTTTCTAAGGCTAAAGAAGCAGGATTAGAACATTATAGGTATACAGGCACTCTAGTTAGGGATAGTAGACCTTTCTGTCAGAGTATGCTAAATAGGGTATTAACCGAAGCTGAAATTCGGGATATTTGGAATAATCAAGGTTGGGCAGGTAAATCTACTGGTGACCCTTTTATAGTTCGAGGTGGATATAGATGCCGACATACTTGGATTCCAACAGACCCAGAGTGGGATATATAGGAGACTTAAATGGAAGAAAACAAAGTAGAACAGACTACTGAAACAGTTGAAGAACAGCCAACAGAAGAAAATCTTACTGCTCAAGGCTTTACTCAAGAACAGGTCACGGAGATTGTAAAGAAACGATTGGCACAGGAAAGAAGCCAAATGTATAAAAAATTAGGTGTAGAAGATTTAGATATAGCTGTTAATGCTGTTAAGACACAAAGGGAATTAGAGGAAAAACAAAAAATTCAGAAAGGTGAATTTGAAGAAATCCTAAAGAATAAAACCCAAGAATGGCACAAAGAAAGGTCAAACTTGGAAAGCCAATTAAAAGATATTAAGATAAATAAATCATTATTATCTTCAGCATCTAAGAATAAAGCTATTAATCCAGACCAAGTTGTAAGCCTTTTACAGCCACAAATTAAGCTAAATGAAAGTGGAAATGTAGAAATACTTGATTCTAAGGGATTACCACGCTATAATTCAAATGGGGAACTCTTTACTACTGACGAGTTGGTGCAAGAGTTTTTAACACAGAACCCGCACTTTGTTGGAGCTACTCCTAGTGGCTCTGGCTCTGTGTCAAATGTGGATAGGACTGAACTCAATAAACCTTTAAATTTGAGTGATTTAGATATGACTAATCCTAATGATAGGAAGAAGTATGCTGAATACAGAAAGCAACGTGACTCCCAATCAAGAAGAATAGTTATTAACAATTAATTGCTATATATTTATAGGAGAAAAAGATGGCAAACGAAACAACCTCAACCACCATTTCGGAACTATACACCGAAATAGTCGCTGAAGCATTATTTGTGGCAAGCGAACAGTCAATTATGAGAAATCTTGTTAGAAACTACACTATCATAGGTGGTGGTAAGTCAGTAGAAGTACCGATTTACGGAACAGTATCTGCAAGTGCAGTAGCTGAAGCAACAGATTTATCAAATACAGCAGTAAACCCAACATCAGTAACTATAACAGCTTCTGAAGTAGGTATCATGACAACACTAACAGACCTAGCTAGAAACTCAGCATCAAGAAATGTTGCAGGGGATATTGGTAGGTTATTTGGTGAAGCCATAGCTAGAAAAATGGACGCTGATTTATCTGGATTGTTTACAGGGTTCTCAACAGAGAAAGGACCTGGAGCAGGTGCTGAACTAACAATACAAGATTTATTTGAGGCAGCTACTGAATTAAGAACAGCAAATGCCCCTGGACCATACTATGGTGTGTTCCACCCAAAGCAAATCTTCAATGTTAAGAAGTCATTAACTAACACTTTTGCAGGAACTTCTAATATTCCAGATTTAGGTAACGAAGCTATGAGAGCAGGTTTCGTAGGACAAATCGCAGGTATACAGATATTTGAAAGTTCAAATGTGGCAGTTGATGGTTCTGATGATTCTATCGGTGGTGTATTCTCACAAGACGCTTTAGGGGTTGCTATGATGCAAGACCTTAAAATTGAGTCACAAAGAGATGCTTCACTAAGAGCAGATGAAATTGTAGCCACAGCAGTTTATGGAGTAGGTGAGCTTCATGACAGCTACGGAGTTAAGTTAACAGCAGATAGCTTAGCAAACTAATTTAACTAGGGAGGGAAACCTCCCTTTTTATCTATGGGGTTAAAATGGAAACTGTTAAATTAATTAATAAAAATGGCGAGATTATTGAAAGATTAAAGATACAATATGAGCCTAATGTAAAGATTTGGACTGAAAGAGGTTGGTCACTTTATGATGGTAAACCTAAAGCAGAGCCAGTAGTTGAAACTAAAGGTGACCCAGAGTGGCAACCAGAAGTTCCTAAGAAATCAAAAAAATCAAAAAAGAAAGCTAAATAATGGCAACAACTGAATTTGGTGTAGCTAATACAGATTTACAGAAGATACAGCCAGATGTTTTAGGTTTTGGCATAGCTGATTTTGCTGACCAATTACAGTTTGCTGAAAATGATGTTCTAAGACGTATTCGAGAAGAATGGTGGGAAAGATATAGGCATCAAGTTAGATATAAGGACATTACAAAGATAACTTCTGTTGAAATGACCAATAGCAAGCTAACAGATGCACAATGGACACAATCAGTAGTTTATTTGTCTTTATGGAAGTATATTTACCCAATCTTAACTAAATGGCGAGACCCAGATACAGGAGAGGGTAAAGATACATTTCAAGTTCAGATTGATTTTTATAGGGATAGATACGAAGAAGAATTTCAAGCTATTCTAAGAGATGGTGTCGAATATGATGAAGATGGCGGTGGTACTGTTTCAGATAGCGAAAAAGAAGCCCTGCACAGCCTAAGATTAGTTAGATGATAGAAACTAAAATAGAAGTTAATAGCATTGAGGTTACTAACTTTTTAAAGAATATAACTCGTAAACAAAAATCAGTTATAGACAAGGGTTTAAAAAGAATATCAAACATGGCTATTTTGATGATTACAAAGCGAACACAGAGCGGAAAGCTACCAGATGGTGGTAATATGCGACCTTATGCAAGTTCGACTGTCAGAGGGCGAAAAAAGAGGGGTAGACAGACAGGTTTTGTAGATTTAACCGATACTGGCAAAATGTTTAGAAGTTTAGACTTTAGAACTGGTAGATTTAAAAGCACATTATTTTTTGCAAATAAGGAAAGAGAAAAAATAGCAAGTTATCATGACACTTTTGGTGTAGGTAGGAAAAAAATTAAAAGACCTTTCTTTGCTATAGGAGACAAAGAAGAAGATAAGTTAAGGGCTGAATTTGCAAAGTTTTATTTTAAAGAAATGAGAATATGAGTAAAAGAGAAAACATAGCTAGTAATATTGTAACAGTTCTTGATGCTGTCACTAGTCCTATTGAGTTTAAAAAGATTACTAGAGAGCCATTTGAAGTAGAAGAATTATCTGATGCTCAATTCCCTGCAATGTTTGTGCAAAGCGGTGATGAAACTAGAGAAGTTCAAAGTATAGGTGATACAGGTTCTGGAACTTATAGAGGCACAATAGATTTTTTAATTGTTGCTTTTGGTAAGGGTACGACTACAAATATTGATACAATTAGAAATCAATTAATTGAAGTTATTGAAGAAACATTAGACAATGATGTAACAAGAAACAACAATGCTATAGATACTCAAATTATCGAAGCATCAACAGACGAGGGAACTATATACCCTTATGGCGGTGTGAGAATAACAGCAAGAGTTATATACGAATATACAAGAGGAGATTCATAATGGCTAAAGATATACAAATGAGTAAAGGTAAAAATACAATTACTATTACAGCAGAGAATTTGGAACATTTTGAAAGGCTTGGATATAAACAAGTTCAAAAAAAAGTTGCAAATAAAGCCGAAAAAAGCGATAAAACAGAAACCACAGATAAGGAGTAAAGCATGGCTACACATCACGGAAAAGAGGCAGTTGTAACAGTTGGCGGTACAGCCATTGATAATGTTACAGGCTTCACATTAGACACAACACACGATACAGTAGAGGATACACAGCTTTCGGATACAAGTAAGACATATCTTGTTGGTAGAGGTTCTTTTACAGGAAGTATTGACATGAACTATGATGAAGAAAGCACAGAACAGGGCTTATTAGTTTCTGGTGCAAGTTTGTCGTTTGTGTTTTTACCAGAGGGAAATGTTACTGGTGACGAGAGCTTTAGTGGTACTGGTATTGTTACAGGTATGTCAATAAATACCCCATTAGACGGAGCAATTACAAGAACTGTATCATTTCAAGGAACTGGTGCTTTAACAATCGGAACAGTTTAATTTATGTCTGACAAAATAGATTATTTTGATGGCATACGAGACCATTTTAGCACTATTGAAACACAAGTAATAGAAGTGCCAGAATGGGGTTTAGTAGGTGATAGAGCTATATACTGCAAGCCCTTTAATATGCTTGAGAAACAAAAGATATTTAAGGGTGCATCTGGAAACGATTTAATAGTTTTAATAGATGTAATCATTGAAAAGGCATTGACAAAAGATGGCGAAAAAATGTTTAATCCTACTCATGTATTAGCATTTAAAACCAAAGCTGATACAAATGTGATTGCAGATGTTGCTACCAAAATTATGGGTACTGGTAACGATAATATAGAAGATAATAAAAAAAACTAAAGAACGACCCAGAACTTCATAATATGTTTGGGTTAGCCGAAAAACTGCATAAGACTGTTTCAGAAATCTTGCAAATGTCAGTAACGGAGTTTAATATGTGGATGGCATATTATAAGTTACAAACCGAAGAACAAGAACGACAACACAGATTGATGAAAGCTAGACGTGGCAACTAAACAAGTAAATATAGACATATTAGCCAAAGATAAGACCAGAATGGCTATGCAATCAGCAACTAAAGGTGTTGATAAATTAAAGGGTGCTGTATTTAACTTAAGAAATGCTTTTTTAGGTTTGGGTGCAGGATTAGTTGCCAAAAGTTTCCTTGATACAGCAAAAGAAATAGAAAACCTAAGAGTAAGGTTTAGATTTTTATTTAAAGATGCCCAAGAAGGTGAAAAGGCCTTTAAAGGGCTAGTTAAATTCGCAGGTGATGTTCCTTTTGCATTAGCTGAAATACAAAGGGGTGCAGGTAACCTAGCAGTTGTTTCTAAAAATGCTCAAGAATTAAATGAATTGTTAGCCATAACTGGTGATATAGCTACAGTTGCAGGATTAGATTTTCAAAGTACAGCAGAACAATTACAAAGAGTTTTTTCTGGTGGTATAGCTGCTGCTGACCGATTTAGGGACTTAGGTGTTAGAGATATGTTGGGTTTCCAAGCAGGTGTCCAATATAGTGCGGAACAATCAAGAGAACATATTTTAAGAGCATTTAGAGATGGAACAACCAATGTAAAGGGTGCTAGTTCAGTTATGGCTACAACCTTTTCTGGTGTTATGTCTATGATAGGTGATAAGTTTTTACAATTTAAAATAGCTGTTATGGATTCAGCACCTTTCGATTTTATCAAAGCAGGTGCAATGCTATTAGAAAAAGAACTTTCTAAAAATTTTGGTAGTATTGAAAAGTTTGGCGAGGAGATGGGTAAAGCCTTAGTCGAAGCTTTTAAATCTGTTTTAATGTTTGGTGCGAAAACCTTAGATTTTTTTGAGCCATTTTTTAAATTTATGAAGAAATCAATTATAAATTTAATTGAGTTTGCCCAAGGGATACCAGCACCTTTTGATACATTAGGTGTAATTGGTTTTTTAATGCTTGGTGGCAAAGGTAAGGCACTTATATTTATAATAGGTGGCTTTATAGATACTATACGCTCTGGTTTAGCCAGTATTATTGATGGTATAGCTGATGTTCAAGAATCATTAAATAAAATTAAATGGGGTAGAAGCGAAGAAAAAATAAAGGCAGTTGATGACCAAGTTAAAGAAATGCGTAAATCTGTTGAACGATTAAAAACACCTTTAGCTGATGTTGATGATAAATTTGGTGACATAAATGAAAAAAATACTTTTGAAAAATTAAAGAAAAGTACTGATATTGCGTTTCAAAGCGGTACAAAATATCAAGATTTACTTAAAGGTATATTCCAAGATACAGAAGCCCTCATACACCAAAACAAACAAGTAAAAGAAATTAAACCGCCACAACTTACTGGAACAGAAACGGGCATTAAGGGTCAAGATATTCTGCAACAAGGAATGGGTGGTCAAGAGCTTTTAGATGCTGAAATGACAGCTAAAGCAGGCATTATAGATATGGCTTATACTGAGTTGGCTGTTGCACAACAAATGGCAGAAGAAAGGGAAAAGAAACTTGAATCTTTAAATAAAGAAAATAGTGCCATTGAAAATTTAAAAGTTAGATATGCGGAGTTTTTTGAAAGTTTTAATGCAGGTAAAGAAGTTGGCAATGCTTTATTTGATTCAATGATGGGTGTAACAAGAGCAATAGGTGATGCTGTTTCGCAAGCATTAGTTTTTGGTAAAAGTTTTAAAGATGCTTTTGGAAATGCGGCGAGACAAGTTGTTGGTCAATTAGTTTCTGCATTAGTGCAAATCGGTGTTAAAATGTTAATAAATGCAACAATAGGAAAAGCATTGCAAGCTTCGTCAACTGCAAGCTCAGTAATAATGGCGAATACTATTGCAGGTGCTTATGCTACCCCTGCCGCACTTGTATCTTTGGCAACCGCAGGAACAAATGCGATACCCGCAATGGCAGGAATAGGTTCAACAGTACTTTTATCTAATGCTTTAGCCTCTTTGGGTATAAGTGGACGTAAGCTTGGTGGTAGAATGAACCAAGACCAACCTTATTTAGTTGGAGAAGCAGGACCAGAGTTAGTTGTACCAGATAGAGCTTCTAATGTTGTTCCTAATGGTCAGCTAGGTGGAATGGGCAAACAAGTTAATGTTAATTTTAATATAACCACAGTAGATGCTACTGGGTTTAGTGAATTATTAGTTAATAGCAGGGCAACTATTGTTAATGTTATTAATCAAGCCTTAAATGAAAAAGGGAAAGAGGTGCTTGTCTAATGCCTGGTCAATTTCCTACAAGTCCAGTTGCTAGAGGTGCTGATATAGGTTCAGACCAAACTACAATAGTAACTAAAACAACATCTGGTAGAATACAAACTAGACAGATTGATGGTCAAAAATTTACTATAAAACTAGATTTTGCACCTATGAGAAGAGCTAACTTTGCACCCATAAAAGCGTTTTTAATGAAACAAAGGGCAAGATTAAACACTTTTACAGTTATACCACCCATTGTTTCTAATGCCCAGGGAAGTGCTACAGGCGTTATTAGTGTTGATGGTGCTATTACAGCAGGGGCTACAACTTGCACTATAGACGGCATGACAGTAAGCACTAATGGTATATTAAAGGCAGGAGATTATATAAAGTTTGCTAGTCATGAAAAAGTATATATGGCAGTAGAGGATTTAAACTCAGATGGCACAGGCTCTGGAACATTAACTTTTGAACCACCTTTGAGGGAAGATGTAGCTAATGATATCCAATTAACATATGATAATGTGCCATTTACAGTTAGACTTGCGAGTGATGTTCAAGAATATTCTATAATAACAAATGACCTTTATACATATGAGGTGGATTTAATAGAAAGTTTATAAATGGCTAGAACTCTAACCACCGCAGTAAAAAACGAAATAGCAACCGATAGTTTACAGCCTATTAATTTAATTTATATTAATGTTGGCACAGGTTTAAGGGTTACTGACCATTATAAAGACATTACCTATGATAGTAATACTTATACAGCTTCTTCACTATTTACCAAGCTATCAAGCGTTACTGAGTCCTCAGAAATACAAGTAAGCAATATAACAGTTACTTTTACAGGTGCTGACCAAACAATAACATCATTATTTCTAAGCAATCCATATTTAGAAAAAGAAGCTGAAATATATAAAGGTTTTATAGATGGAAATGAAGCCCTAATAGCTGACCCATTCTTGTTATTTAAAGGCAGAATAGAATCATTTAGTATTAATGAAAGCCTTGATAATTCTAAGGTTAATGTTTCTATTGCATCACATTGGGCTGACTTTAGTAAAGTAGAAGGTAGAAAAACAAATACTGGTTCTCAACAATTACATTTTTCAGATGATTTAGGTTTTGAGTTTGCATCACAGACTGTTCAAGATATTAAATGGGGCAGGTCATGATAGAAGATGTTATTGGGTTATTTAAACAATTTGATAAATATCAAAACAAATCTACAAAACAATTAGAGCGATATTTACAGCCCTCAATAGAGCTTAACCAATACAGAATGTTTTATGATGAATATAGCATTGTAGGGTTTGTTAACTGGGCATATCTGCATAATTTAGTTCAAGAAAGATTTAGGATAACTGGTAAAATTAAACATACTGAATGGAACTCTGGAAATAATTTATGGTTAATAGATATCTTATCAATTCACAATACTTTTGCTATGATGAGGTGGGTATATAATTATTTTAAAAAAGAATTAAAAATAAATAATTCTATTAACTGGGTTAGAGTTGATAATGGTGTTTATAGAGTTGGTCAAAAGTTTAAAAGGGATTTTCACTAATGGGTAGTGTCGTAGATGCTGTTGTAAATGTAGTAAATGACTTTATTGGTTGGCTAATACCTATTCCAGATGTGCCAGAATTTGGAGCTTCTGAACAAGTTCGTGGTGTATTAATCAACAAACAATCTAATAATGCTCAAATACCTGTTGTTTATGGAAGAAGAAAAGTAGGTATTACTCGTGTTTTTGTTGAAAGTTCTGGTTCAGACAACGAGTATTTATATATTGCAGGTGTTGTTTGTGAGGGAGAAATTGAAGAAATAGAAGAAATATTTATAGATGATAAAAGGGTTATATTTGATGGTGACTTAGACCACGGAGTTACAAGAGAAGTTTCTGAGGGTGATTTAAATTTCTATAAAAGCAATGCTTCATATATACAAATACAAGCATTTTATGGAACAGATGACCAAGTAGCATCTTCTGTGCTTACTCCCTCAATTAATTGGACTTCAAACCATAGATTAAGAGGTGTTTGTTATTTAGCTTTAAGACTAAAATGGAATCAAGATATATTTAGTTCTATTCCAGATATAAAGGTTATTTTAAAGGGCAAAAAGGTTTATGACCCTAGAGATACAACAACCAAATATTCACAAAATTCTGCTTTAGTTTTATTGGATTATTTAAGAAATACAAGATATGGCAAAGGTTTACCAGACGATGCTTTTGAAGCTAACTTTGCATCTTTCCAAACTTCGGCTAATGAAGCTGATACATTAATAGTTCCAAGAACAGAGGTGGTAACACCAGTTGCAGGAATAACTAAACAAGACTTTAATGGTTATTATAATGATAAAACAACTTTCTTTTTAAATAGGTCATTTAGTAGCACAGATAAAATTACATCAATAAATGGCGTTGGAACTGGTCAATATAGTTCAGATAGATATTTTGGTTATATAAATGCACCATCTACAGAAACTTTTGAATTTCAAACAAGTTCAGATGATGCTAGTCATGTTTATATTGGCGATAATGCTCAAACAGCAGATAATTTAATTAAAGAAATCGAAGCTGATAGAACTGCTAAATTAATAGTTAATAATGGTGGTTACCACGCTAATACCACAAGGTCTGGAAGTAAGGCATTAACTAGTGGTGGTGTATATCCTATAGTTATTTATTTTGGTAATGCGTCAGGTCCAGGAAGTTTAACTTTCAGATGGCGTGTAAGTGGTGGGGTTTATTCTACAGACTTATCAGCTATTTTTTCAAATGGTGAATATGCAACAGACGAAGTACCTGCAATTATTAAGTTTGAAACAAATGCTGTATTAGATACAGACCAAAAAGTATTAGAGAACGTCAAAAAGCTATTAAATCCTATGAGTGCTTTATTTACCTATAATAATGGGGTTTATAAAGTTAAAATAGAGGGTACTGGTTCAGCTCTTAAAACAATAACAGCAGACAACGTTGTAGGGGGTGCAAAAGTATTAGGTGAAAGAAAAAACAAAAAATATAATCGAGTTATAGGAACTTATGTAAATCCTTTTAAAAATTACCAAAATGATACAGTAAGTTTTCCTCCTGCTGATGATAGTAACGTAGAAACGGCTTTTAAGCACGCTACAATGCTTGCAGAGGACAATAACACATTATTAGAGGGAAATTTCCAATTTCCTAACGTAACTAACACATATAACGCTGAAGCCCTATGTGAGATTATATTAAGGCGTTCCAGAAACCAATTACAAATACAGCTAACATTAACCTCAGAATTTTTAGAATTAGAAATAGGCGATATTGTGGCTATTACTTATCCTACTGGAGGGTTTAATGCAAAGCCATTTAGGGTTTTAGGTTTAACAATTAATGAAGATTTGACAGTAAATGTCCAGTTATTCGAACACCAAGATAATTTTTATACATTTAATGAAAA